GAAAATAACAAAGAAGAAATAAAACAAAAGGTAAAAGAATATAAGGAGAAAAATAATTGTGTTGTTTCAAAAGATGTCATTAAAGAGCGTAATAAAAAAGCATATCAAAAGAAAAAAGAAAAAATGGAAAAAGCAAAATTAGAAAACGAAAATATGTAGGAATCAATAGTTTCTGAGAAAAGAACTTAGAATTATTTTCTTTTGTATATATAAGAATATGCCACATAAAAAATGCACTGATATAGATTGCTTGTTAACGGCTTCTTTTGGATATTTTGGTAAAGGAACAAAATATTGTTCTAAACATAAAGAGGTCGATATGATAAATTTAGTGTGTAAATTATGTCATTGTGGTAAGGCTCGTCCTTGTTTTAACATTGAAGGGTTATCTGCGAATTTTTGTATAGAATGTAAAACAGCTGATATGATAAATGTAAATGATAAAAGATGTTTTTGCGGAAGGGTAAAACCTTGTTTTAATTTTGATGGACTTAAAGCAGGATATTGTGCTCAATGTAAAACTGTTGGTATGATAAATGTAAAGGATAACAAATGTAAATGTGGAACTATACCAAATTTTAATTATAAAGGGTTAAAACCAGAATATTGTTCAAAATGTAAACTTGATAATATGGTCGATGTGGCTCATAAAAAATGTTGTAGTTGTCAACAAGTTCAAGCTTGTTTTAATTATGAAGGATTATATGCTGAATATTGTGCAAAATGTAAGAAAGAAAATATGATTGATTTAAAAAAACAATATAATTGTTTTTGTGGAAAATCTAGAGCTCATTTTAACTATGTAGATCAAAAACCAAAATATTGTTCCGATTGTAAATTAGATGATATGATAAATATTACAAATAAATGTAAAAATAAAGGTTGTTATTCTTGTGGAAATTTTAAATATAATTATTATTGTACTTCGTGTTTTTCACATTTATTTCCAAATGATAATTTAACTTTACAAATTAGAATAAAAACAAAGGAAATTATTGTCCGCGATTATATAAATTCTTGCTTTGATGGATTTCAACACGATATTCCATTATGGACTGGTAATTGTGATTGTTCACATCGTAGAAGAATTGACCATAGAAAAATGATAGGAAATACATTGTTATGTATTGAGACAGATGAGTTTCAACATCATCGTTATAATAAATCTGACGAAGAAAATCGGTATGATGATTTATATATGGCGCACGGTGGAAAATTATTGTTTATTCGGTTCAACCCGGATAAGTATCGAAATAAAAATAATCAAATTAGAAATCCGAAATTAGATTTACGGTTATCTAAATTACAAGAAGAAATTTCTAAACAAATTTATCGCATTGAACACGAAGAGAATACCGAATTATTAGAAATTATATATTTATTTTATAATGAATATTAACATTTCCATCTGTTGCCGCAATCTATACAGCTCACAAATGTGGTCATTGGTTCATCACTGCTACGAATTTGCGCCTGATAATACGTGCACTTATTAGAATGACATTTGCGACATTTGAACATGTCGGTTGACGCAACAATATTTGTATCGAATTTATTTTTATCTCGCTTCATTTTTGCTTGAATATGTGCTTCCCATTTTTCTGGTTTCATTTCCTGATGTGTCATAAACGCAACATCATTCGCTTTCAACGTTCCGTCTTTTATTTCGTCGAGTAATTTTTTACAATTTGATATATTTAAATAGATGCTTCGAAGACGGTCTGTATAAAGTTGAATGAAATGCGGATTGTCCCATTTTTTCACGACTTTCAGAGTGGTTGCTTCTTTCACCGAATAATTATAAACACCTTTTTCCAAATTAATACTTTTTTTTTCATTTTCGAGCAATATATTAATCTTTGCTCGAATATTATTTCTAAAATTATCAGGGTTTTCAATCTTATGCATTGTGTATTAGATATAAATAAAACATAATATTTATATCTTAATCAATTTTATTTGTTATTTTTGAGCGACTGAACTCCTGATACGAATATCGATTGAGTTTTGTTCTAGGCCTTCTTTTTTTTGTCGGCATCATCATCATCATCATCGTCATCATCATCGCTACTCGACTCATATTCTTCTTCACTTAATTCAGACCCGATATCTTCCAGTTCCAAATCATCATCATCCATATCATTCTCATCAGTATCTCCACTATCTTCCATCTCATCACTACTGTCGTATTCACCGCTATCTTCATCACCACTCTCACTATCCACAACAAATCCGTCTTTCAAATAACCATCTTTGGTCTTCTTTTCGGCAGGAATATTATCTAATTCATCCAATTCATTTTCATCTTCTGCGCATGTAGCAGTCAAATCTTCAAATCCACCAAACAATTTTTCATACATTTTTTCCCAATGTTCCAATGATAGAGAAACGGAAATAAAGTTACCATTATCTAGTTTTTGACTACATACAAGCGCACAATTTCCAAAAAATAAAGTGGAATCGACGGGAGGAGGAAAATCATATTTATTTTCAGTATTCGCCTTTCCTTCGGTCTTTGCAAAAACGCTTACAATATATTTTTTCCCATCCAGCTTAATACCCCATTCATTTTGTTTACTAAATCCATCAGCCTTTTTAAATCCGCATTTTTTATATAATTCATCTTCTTTATAATCTTTTACAGTAAGAGATTTTAAAGAACCATTTTTTTCTACAATTACTATTCCTACAGTTTGTGTTGTTTCGATTGTCGTCATTATTTTTCTGATGATTATAATTAAATAATTAATGAATAGGTTTAAATAGTTTCACATAATATAATTATTTAGGATCAAACATAATGAAAATATATATAGACGATTACCATCCAAAAGAGTTATTGAAAAAAATGGATAAATTAGACGACTATTTTAAAAAACAATTTAATTATATTGAATTAGTATCTCCCTCTTCTGGACTATACCATGTAGAAAATAAAAAGGTCTATAAACTTAAGGCGAATGATAAACCCATTGCGAAATTAGATAAATATTATAAGGGAAAACATTTGTTAATCGATAATAGTATATATGAAAAAGAACATGTATATTCACAAATGCCGTATGACCATACAAGTATTAATATGACTACGTTTCATTATTGTGATGGAACTGATTCTAAAATATATTTGATTGTGGAAGGTATTTACGAAAATAAAAATATCACTATAAACACCACGACAAATAATTTGAAAGATAAATATTATAATTTTATTCCGACAAATTTTTATTTTTTGACCATTGAAGATTTAGATAATATGTTGATTAAAAAAGAGCTTAATGAGTTTTTATCACTGTTAATCTAATATAATAATAATATATGTTGTTTTGGACATTTCAAATTACACTTATTTCAATAATATTGATATTTTTAGTCCATCATTTAATTTCATTTTTTAAGACTACTCTAACTGTCCCTAAAATTAAAGATTTAATAAATGTTCCTGCACAAAAATATGAAAGTATGTTTCTTCTTCTTCTAATAATACATATGATTTTTCAAAGGATTACACAGGTGATGCTAGCACAAATATAAATTTGAAACCAGATACATCTGTAATGAAAAATGAACTAAAAAATTTCTTAAAGAATCAACTTAAGGGAGAAACTGTAAAAACTTCATCGCAAAATAATTTCACTGATATATCTACATTAGATTCATTTACAACTGGCAATTATTCGGCTTTCTAGGGATTACGATAGTCAAAGGCTTCAGCTCACTCCAAAATACAATTTGGAACAATGATATAAAGATTTACCAAAATAATTATATATTAGAACGAAAAATGTTGTCTGAAACCGACCGAAATAATTTATTGAAGGATTTTCCGAATGTGGAACTTTCTTATGAAACGATTGTACATAAGAAAGTTTATAACTCTGATTTTATATTAGCTATCCCAGAAGGTAAAAAATATTTCGCTTGGTTCACCACCTTTAAAACACAAAACGCGTGTATAATGTTGGAAATAAACGACAATAAGAAAATCTGTCGTGTTGAAATTGCAAATGTATGTTTTCACGATGAATTGTCATACGGGACTATTGTATACGGGACAATGTTTAAATACGATAATACAAAATGTTTTTGCGTAGAAGATATTTGTCATTATAAAGGAAAAAATGTAGCAACACAATCCTATGTGAATAAACTCGCTATTTTTAAGAATATATTCTCTTCTGAAATCAAACAATTATCTTATTTTGATAATAATATTATATTTGGATTACCGTTAATAAGTAATTCATTTGATGAAATAATAAGAAATGTCGATTTATTACCCTATAAAATAAAGTATATTCAATTTAGATTTTTAAATAGGAAAAGTGATTCTTGTATTATTAACATGACCTATGTAAAATCAACCAATTATTCACAACAACAACAACAACCCCATTCTTCCCACCAGTATGGTTGTAAAATTGATACAAAGAGAGAAATCGTATTTAAGGTAACACCTGATATCCAAAACGATATATATAATTTATGTTATTATGATAATAAATCATCAGATAATTTATACGATGTTGCATATATTCCAGACTATAAAACGAGTGTGATGATGAATAAGTTATTTAGAAATATCAAAGAAAACGCAAATTTGGATGCGCTTGAAGAAAGTGATGATGAAACCGAGTTTGAAAATGAAAGTCCCGATAAGTTCGTTCATTTAGACCGGTCGTATAATATGACGTGCGTATACAATTTAAAATTTAGAAAATGGACACCTGTGCGTGTAGCACCAAAAGGGGAACGCATTATAACGAAAAATATATTGTATTGTAACTCCTTCGACTAACGTCTACGGAGTTCCCTCGGAAAACTTCGGCTTTTGCTGCGCTTAAGCCTCCGTTTTCCTCCAAAAAATATATAAAATATTTTATATATATTATATAATGCCTAAAAGTAAAAAATCGAGATTAACTACATCTAAAAAAAGTAAAACAGCAAAGCGAAGCCCTTGGGCAGAACATCTATACAAATGTATGGATAAATATAATATTACATACAATCAAGCACAAAGTAATGGTAAATGTCGAAACTTATATTATTTAGGACACGAATAAACCTTCAATAATAACAAAAAAATAACAAAAAAATAAAATATATTATATATGCATATAATATATAAATACTTATATGGCATCCATGACAACATCCTCTCCTTGGTCTCCGTTTCAATTCAATAATGTTTCTACCCCATTAAGTAATATAAATTCGAATCTAGTAAATACCACAAATTCTAATTATCCTGGAAATTTTAGTAGTAACGAAACGAACCAACAATATGGTATGAGCGGAGTTTCTAGTAATGTGACAGCAGCAAATAGTTCTATGATGAAAGGGGGTAAACCCAGAAAAACTCTTCGACGAAAAATAAAAAATATAGTGAATAAGTATAAGAAGATGCGTTATGGCAGGAAAAGTAGAAAAATGACATTAAGGCGATTAAAGAAGAGATTTTCTTCCATTTCAAGGCGTGGGAAAAGTAAGAAGTCTGTATCAAGACGAAACAAAAGACAACGCGGAGGTACTGGATACCATCAATATATGGGAAATGTTCCAAATACTCCTACTTATTCTACTGGCGGAATATTATCAGCAAATGATTCCGCTTTAGCAAATCCTGTCCCTTTTAAGCAGTTAAGCAATTGCACAAATTGTGTTGACAATTACAATCATAATACAAATAAGGGATATCAATTCTGGTAACTCAAACTCCTTCGACTACGTCTACGGAGTTTCCTCGGAAAACTTCGGCTTTTGCTACGCTTACGCCTCCGTTTTCCTCCATTCACCAGAGTTTGGAGCGAGCCGTAGCGTCAGCGGAGGTGAGCGACTGGAACACGAATGTGAGCGAAGTGAACAGAAGTGTTCCCATCAAAAATTATATTATATCTCTTCCATCTCTTCCTCCAAACTCCTTCGACTAACGTCTCCGGAGTTCCCTCGCTCACCGGCGCCTTCGGCTACGGCTCGCTCCACAACCTTTTTCTTGAGTTTAATCAAACACTTTCCAGAACTACAATCCTCTTCCACATCCACCTTTTTAGATGAAATATGTCTCCAAAACCTTGTATCCGGATCATAATTCGCAATAGATGTTTGGATTATTTTATAATTTTGTTTTTTATAAAATGATTTCCGTTTGGTCCACTGGTTTTTAAATAATTGATGTTCGTCAATAATATCTACTACAACTGGACTACCGTGTTTTTCACGTAAAATACGACCCACTGCTTGTTCAATATCCGTTTTAGGTGTAGCCATAATAAGAGTTGTCAATGTTTTAATATCTAGTGCTTCTGCTGCCATGGAATATGTTGCAATAATAACCTTTTTAGATTCACTTTCCTTTAACGCGGATTCTTTCATACCTCCCACATAATATCCAACAGTAGCAATATTTCTAGTCTTGATCGCATCATAAAAATATTTTAACAAACACCGATTGTGCGCCAATATCATTATTTGTTGTTTTTCGTTTTCTTTTTCTTTTAACATGTCTATTAGAACACTTAAAATAAATTCACTTCGATGGTTATACGCGCATAATTTTGAAATCATTGTACTGTACATAACATTCCCACGATAATCCGTCGCTACTTTTTTAAATTCTTCGTCATTACCAATATAATCTATTGCTCTCACAATTACGTTGTGTTCTTCTTCTCTCTTACCCTTATAAACAACATCTCCAATAAACATTTTAAACACTTTTGTCGTCCCATCTTTTCGATTCATTGTGGCGGATAATCCAAGCATATATTTTGTTACCAATTTAAATAGAGCGCACGAAAAAACTTCACTTGAAATGTGATGTACTTCATCTATAATAGTTAATCCAAAACTATCAAATGTTTTTTCGTGATATTCTTTCATTGATAACGATTGGAGCATCCCTATAACAATATCTTTATTATCAATATCAATAATTTGTCCTTGAATTTTACCCACACGTGCCTCTGGGAGAAATTGTGATATCCGCTCAATCCATTGATTCATTAAAAATTCTTTATGAACAATAATCAATGTTTTCTTTTTTAGTTGTGCGCATATATATAATGCCAAACACGTTTTGCCAAACGCACACGGTAATTCTAGCAGACCACCACCTCCACCTACATTATCTTTAGTGACATAATCAAGATATGTTTTTATTACTGGAACTTGATTGCTTCGCAATTCCCCCGCGAAATTAAGCATAATATCAGTACCTTCCGATATTTTTATATTTTTAGGAGGTCCGAAATGTTCTTCTCCAAAATATCGAGGAACATAAAATTTATTGTCGGATTCTCGATATATTGGAAATGTATTTGTTTGACTTGATGCGGGGCCAAACGAACCTTGTGTAAATGGTTTAGCAGTAAGTTCCTTTTTTAAAAAGTTTTGTTGTTCAAAAGTTAATTCCTTTTTAAATATTGTGTATCCTTTTTGACCCAGATATGTGTTTAGCGTTTGTGTGTTGATATTTATATTCATATTCATATTCATATTCATATTCGTATTCATATTCGTATTCATAATTGTTCTTATTATCAATATATAGATTTATGTGTATATGATTTATATAATATATTAAATATTTCTACTAGAATAAAATCTACTATTATGATATATGGATAGTTTTTCAGCTTTATTTAAAAGGGAAAATATGGGACAAGTAATTCTATGTATTCTTTTTATCATTTATTTGATTATGGGGTATAGAATGCCTGACTCGATAGCAAATGTAATAGATACCAGTTTTGGGAAAATTTTAGTTGTTGTTATGGCACTTATTTTATTTTCCTATGCGAATCCTATTTTAGGTGTTCTTGGGTTTTTTGTTGCGTTCGATTTAATTAGTAAATCATCCGTTACAACCGGTACATATGCTCTTGAAAGATATGTTCCTACTGAAACTAAAAAGGAGAGCAATTTGAATGCAATGAATCAATTCCCGTATACTTTAGAACAAGAAGTGGTTAAAAAAATGGCACCTATTAAGCGAACTGAAGATACCCAAACCCCTGCTGCGTTTTCTCCCGTATTAGATAATTTATATGATGCCGCACCAATTGGTTATACTGGGGTGGTTTAACTCAAACTCATTCGGAACACGGATGTGAACAGAAGTGTTCCAATTATTAACTATTTTTTTTCCAAATGAGAGACGGACTACCTCCACCATCTGATGTGAAATGAGTAATTAATTTATGAATCGTCATTAATATTATTACAAAAATAATAGATGAACATAATATTAAAAATATTGGATTGTTTAAAATCTCAAGCATATAACTTCCTACATCGTATGATATAGGAGATTTTATATTTACATTCATTTCGATCTCTTCTTCAGATGAATTTGTTGGTTGACAATCTATATATATACTTCCGTCACCCACATCACTACTAGATGGCCCGTCTGGATTTGAAAATAATGATGGTCCACTTGGTAATGTAATAGAGGTTGATTTAATACTTTTTTTGAATGTTCCCAAAGAACTATTGTTGACAGATATTGCGTATTGAATACCATATACAATATTATTAGTGTTATTATTGCTAGTATATGAATAGTATGGTTTCATCGGAACAACATCATTTAAAGTAAATTCTTTTATCCCTTGTTTTGTACTTATCCCCTGAGATGGAGCATTACTAGAAATTGCTGTAAATATATCTGTAATTATTTGTGATCCATTGGTAGTTGATCCAGTTGTGTTTATAGGAATATATACAAGTAATTGATTTCCACCATTTATAGGAGTATGTGAAATGATTATTTCAGCATCCGCTTTAGCATTATTATATAAATGTGTCGATGGTGAATATATTTGTATTGTACTTACATTGTATTTTGCTGTATTATATGTCACATGAGGTGTAGAAGATGCTTCATAGGTTAATTGAATATATTGTCCATAGTTAGTGGCTGTGCTGTTACTTGTGTTATAATTGAAAGAATATGCACATTTTAAATTACACGTTCCTGTAATATTTTGTGGGGATATATTCATTATTATATATATATAAATAAAAAATATTTTTATTTATATATGGGTATGAAATTATCTAAAGGTAAAATATCAAAAGCTATTCATAAAAATAGACAAACCTTGAAAAGATACAAAAAAAGGGGGAGAACAAATTATAAAACTAAAACATTTAGAAAAAGGCACAGTGTAAATCTTGATAGAAATACCTTAAAAAATTATAAATCATTAATAGGTGGCGCGCCAGAAGAAGAAAAACAAGAAGAAAAACAAGATGAATTAGTAAAACCAGCAGATGTTGAACTCCTTCGGCTACCACCTACGGAGTTCCCTCGCTCACCGACGCCTTCGGCTACGACTCGCTCCATATCAGATGTAGATATTGTAAAAACAGATGAATTAGTAAAACCAGCAGATGTTGTATCAGATATAAATATTGTAAAAACAGATGAATTAATAAAACCGGAAGAAATAATAAAACCGGAAGAAATAATAAAACCGGAAGAAATAATAAAACCCGAAGAAATAATAAAACCGGAAGAAATAATAAAACCCGAAGAAATAATAAACCCGGAAGAAATAATAAAACCTGAAGAAATAATAAAACCGGAAGAAATAATAAAACCCGAAGAAATAACAAAACCCGAAGAAATAATAAAACCGGAAGAAATAATCACATCAGAATCAGTACCAGA